CAGCCATGTATCTCCTTAATTATTCTTTAAGAGCCAACCTTGTGTGCTGTCTACATAGACTAAAGTATTTGCTGCTCTTTCTGTTGATACTGTTAAAGGATCTGTTGATCCTGCAATTTTTTCTGAACCGTTCTGATCAATTGTTAAGGCGTTAGTATCAAATGTTCCTGCATAATCTATAAATGATACTTCATCACCAATACTACCTGCAGGTAAATCCATTTCTATTGCACCAGCTGTTGTATTAATAAAATAACCTTCACCAGCCACTGCTGTAAATGTAGAAGTTTTAACTGCTTGCCATGATGTACCACCAGATACTTCAGAAAAAGATAGTTGTCCGACACCCGTTGTGCCTGAACCAGTGACACTTGTAACTTTTAAAAATCTATCTGCTGTAACATTTCCAGTGGGAAATTTAAGTTCATACGACTGACCAGAGCTATGTGGAGGTGATGTAAGCTTAATCCCGTGGGAGTTATTTTCACAGTTAAGCTGAATTGAACCTGGATTATCCGCACCCATTGCTTCAATACGACCTGTTCCTTTAGGTCTTAAACGTAAGTTGATATTTGAATCATCTCCAACTGCACCAATCTGTGCACCAGCACCTGTTGCAGCATTTGTAATATCAATATGGTTTACTGCAGAACTAGTTGTTTCAAAAATTAATTGTTCTGCCCCATTTTCATCTCTGATACCGTGAGCATCATCAAAGTCTATCATGAAAGAATTAGTATCTAAATTACCACCTAATTGTGGTGAAGTATCATCAACTACATCACTAGCTAATGATATTGTAGAAATATTTGGATTAGTTCCATCATCTGCTTTTGCATATGCAATTACTGTTTTACCACTTGCGACTGCAGCTGAAGTTCCTGTACCGCTAACATATTTAAATGTTACAGTTTGTGAACCTGATGTAGAATTTTTTAAAAAATAAAAGTTTTGAACATCTAAAGGTATTGTAACGTTTCTTGCTCCTGTAAGTGAGCCTGTAAATTCTATTACTCTATGTGAAAGAGTTGCACCAGTAGAACCGTCTGATACTGAAAGAGTTGTGTCCCCTGAATCAGAGACAGCTTGAGTTGTATAACCACCAGATATTTGTTCGATGATTTGTAAATTTGTATTAGTTTTTGTCCCCCATGTACCGGCGTTTTCACCAGTTGCTTGAAGTTCGACCCCTAGGGGTGTATATGTTGATGCCATAAATAAATTCTCCTACGCTGCTACATCGTTATAACTTGTATTTGATCCAGTTGCAACATCCGAATATGATGAATTCGAACCCGTTGAAACATTACTATATGACGTATTTGAACCAGTGTCAACATCGCCATAAGCAAATATATCTACAACTCCTACACTAAACGAAGCTGATAAACCATCAAATCCTACTGCAATGTCTGTTACTGAAACTGATCCAACACTAGCACTAAATGATACACCAGTTAATCCTAATGTCATATCATTAGGATCTAAAGTTCCAACGCTGGTTGTTGCAGATAAGCCAGTAGGTAAAGCTACAGCTCCACCTAAACCAACTATAGATCCTAATTGAGATTCAAATTGTTGCCCTGATAATACAGCTGCATTGTTTGGTACAACCACTGTTCCCAAAGATGCAGACATTGAAAATCCTGTGAGATCAACTTGGTTGCTAGAAAACGCTATTGCAGTTCCTTGTGATGCAGTAAAAGATAGACCAGATAATATTGCTGTTGCATTTGGTAATGTTACAGTTCCTTGACTTAAAGTTGCTTCTTGACCAGTTAAACCAACAGACATGTCAGCAACAACAGGAACACCTAATGCAAAAGACGCAGAAACACCCGACATTGAAACATTAGCATCTGCTTCAACTGTTAACGACCCAACATTAAACGATGCAGAAACTCCTGATGGTTCTACAACTGCAGAACCAATTCCTGATAAAGAACCTGCGCTAGCTGAAAATTCTACACCACTAATATCAAAGTTGGGACTTAAACCAATTGTAACTGCAAACTCACCCCAAGCACCTTGACCGTAAGTATTATTACCCCAGCCCTCTATACCCATGCTAGAGGATATTTCAAAACCTGTTAATGAAACAGTTACGTCGTTAAGATCTCCCCAAGACTGTTCATTCCAAGTTTTGGCTCCCCAACCTGCTCCAAACTTTTGATTTTCGTTCCAATTAGCTTGGCCCCAGGTGAACCTGCCCCATCCTGAAGATACCGACATGGTCGGCCTCCTATGCTAATCTAATGATTGCTGCTGTAGCGTTTGCTGTAGGGAACTCAATTTTAAAAGTCCCATTACTTGCTGTTTTGTCACCACCAAATGCAATTGCACATACGGCGTTAGTTGTGCCTGAACCACCGTCTGTTGTTGTGTTATATATTAATGCACCGTTAGCAGTGAAAGAAGCAGAAGAATAAGTTACATCGGAAAAATCTGTGAATGCAGTTGTTGAAGATAGTGAAACTCCTGAGTTCGTAAGAGTTGCTCCACCTGCAGTATATGCAGTACCAGATGTGTTTGTAATTTCTTCTGATGTTGAATAGCCTGTTGTAGAAGCACCTAAAGTTGCATCACTATCAAATAACGCAATCTTAAAAGTGTGTCCACCTGAAGATTCAAAACTGTGTTTACCTTGTAAAAGTTCTTGTTTAAAACTAGAACATATCGCTGATGTTATTGCCATAATTTAATCTCCTACGGGTTTGCTGAGTTTATTGGTATACGAACAGCGCCATCAGTGTAGTCATCTCTTCGTCTTCTGCCAACTTGCTCATTAGCAAACTTCTGTACTTCTTGTTTATATTTATTTTCGTATAAAGTCAACATATCTATAGGGCCTTTTAAAAAGCCGTATGCCTCTGATAAACAGCAATATAATAGCCCATTCGAAAAATTCATACTAATATAATTAACATTATCACCCTCTAAAAGATCAGGCATTTTATTGTAGTGAACTCTAAATTTATAAGTAGTATTTGGCACCGGTGAAAAAGCTATACGCCCTGATGTTGTATCAGATTCTCCTGTACCTCCACCATACATTGCATAATATTTAGGTCTACCTTGAGCTGCAGATGTTCCTGTTACATCTTGATATTCTTGTAAGTACGTATAATCTTTTTTCTCCAACCAAACATTAGCTCCTGTAATAACTGAACTTGAATCATATACTTGTATACCTCTAATAAATAAAGATCCTGCTGGTGCATTAATAGATTCTTGACCGGCAACTAAATTACCAGTTTGTTGTTTTCTATCTGCATCAATAGGCACATCTCTAAATATTCTATACTGAGCATTAAGTATTATATTTTCTAAAACAGAATCTGATAAGACATTTGAATCTGTTTCAGTATAACTTTTAATTTGAGTTTTTAATCCTGATGCACTTAATCCTGCCATTAATTCTCTCCTACAATAGCTATGCAGTCTGGACAGCTTTTTCTATATCTTAAATGACTACCACAATGCTCTGATTTTTCTTCAACATGCACAGGAATTTCTGGTTCTGGTGTATGTAAATATAATTCTTCGTGTGGATCCATTTCTTTTTTAGGTGTGAACAAACCTTTAATTAAATTTATAATATGTTGTATCATGCGCTTACTGTGACTGGCCCTGCTGAAGCTATGTCACCTCCTCCTTCCAATGTTACTGAAGCCGTAACTCCAGAATTAAAAGTATAATTATTATCATCAACTTTAGTAATTGTATACCCCCCTGATGCATTTATTGTTGCAGCAGGTAAATTTGCAACATTAGAAGCGTCTCTAAATCTAACAGTGTCACTAGTTGATCTACCATGATCTGGCTCATTTACCGAAACAGTTGTTGATGCATTAGTGATAGTAAAAGCGTTTGAAGGTAAAAGATTAGGAACTGCTGTTTCTATTCTATCAGGTCTAACATTACGTAAAGATATTGCATCACCATTCATAGGCTTTGGTTCTAATTGTGGTTGCTTTGGTTCAAATTCAGTTACATGCACAAAAGAGCCATTCCATTCTCTAACCATTTCTCTATATGGAAACTCCATACCAGATCTATCTGATATTGCTTTTGCGTATTTACCTGTTGCGTATTTTGCCATTATGTTCCTGGATAATAAGCTTTAGGCGTAATGTATGTGCTTGAAGCTGATCCATCCTCCGCTAGTGCTCTTGCTAATTCATCTTCGTAAGCTAATTTCATAGCTTGCATAAGTTGTGGTTGATATTTTTGTGATAAATAATACGCTAATCCAGATATCATACATGGTACAAATCTAAATGGCACGTCTGTTGCATTAGTATAATCGCCAACATCTTGAATTCTTTTTATATAATAGATATGCATATCTTTAGATGCGTTTGTAGAATCTGGTGTTGGGTAAATATGTATTCTAACTTTATCTATAAACCTCTCCACCCAATATTGATTAGGTGTTCCTTTAGATAATTTATTAGAAAAACCTGCATAAGTAGATCTATCCACTTTTGTCATGGGTGAATCTGATTGTGTTGTTTGAGTTCTATTGGACCTTAGTTGCGCTTCAAGGACGTCGGATATTCCATAAACGTTTGCTGGTGTAGAAACAGCACTTGTCCCATCATCACTTGATCTAAAAAAATCATAGTCTGACTGTCCTTCAATCAAATCAATATTAAGGTCTGCTATTTCCCAATAGTGAATACCTCTATTACCCCATTCTTGAAATAAGATATTAAGAGATCTTCTTGCAGATTTAAGTTGATAACCTGCAACGTTTTGTAATCCAAGACGTTCGAACGCGTCTTCTACTATTTCATCAATAGCAAAAGTTTTGTCGAACGTTGTTGTTCCCGAAGTAGTATTAGCCATTTAAACTCCTACGATTCGTAAACTTTAATCCATTCACAAACAACTGTTCCACTATCTCCGTTAGTGCACGCTGGTAAAGTTATGTTAACATCACCGGTAAAGTTAGTAGCTTCAGTATTTTTTAAACCACCAAAACTAGAATAGTCATATTCCATTTCACCATTCATTGTTAAAAACACCACGTTTGTCCCTGAATTATCCCAGTCCATACGTAAAGCATCTACTGGAGCAGTTACTGAAACATTAAAACTAACTTTGTTTAATCTTACAGTTTTGCAAGTTTTACCATTGTTTGTTGCTAATTCAGAAACATCAACTATTTTAGTTGTGCTTCCATCACCATCAGAAACTACGTTGTAGTGAGTGATTAATTTTTTTGCTCCGTCAAATACAGTTGTATTTAATACTGTGTCTGCCATGTTTTGTCCTCCTTTTAAAGAGCGCCTGCATCACCAGGCGCTCCGAGTTTGTTTATTTATTACGATGCAAATGCAAATGCACCAGTAGTAGCGTCTGCTGCGCCACCCATTTTAGATGCAATATGCCATGTTCCTTTTTCATAACAAATAAAAGCAATCATGCTTCCTGTTGTGAATAAGTTTGTTGCAGCGTCAGCTGGTGTGAAAACTAATTGAGTTTCACCCGATGCTGAAGTATCAAAAGTTACTTCACTTGAATTTCTTGATTCAATTACTGAACCAGTTGCCCAAACATCTGAACCTGCTGCATCAAAAGTTAATGTAGCTGTTCCACCAGTTGTGTCTTTTGCTTGTGCGTAAACTACAATAGTTCCTTGCGTTGCTGCAGGTAATGTGCAAGCAGCAGCTGCTGCGCCTGTATAGTTTACTATTGATATAGTGTCTGCCGCTAGTGTTAAACTAGATGCTGTTGCTACATCTGATACCGATAAACCAGTTAAGTCAGGCATACCTGAACTCATTCTAGTTGTTATTGCTCCCGTAGTTGCATTTTTAGTTGCAACTTGGAAACCTTTTTCCGAACGTACCGGTCCGTTAAACGTTGTTGATGCCATAATTATATCCTCCTAGTTTCCGAACATAGTCTCTAGGCCGTCGACTATACGCGTCTATGTTCTTTTAATAATTGTATAGTAATAAAACTATACACTACATTTTAGTAGAGCGCAAGAGAGCCTGTAATGTGAATC